CCGGCAGGAGTCTTCAAGAGGGTGCCGAGATTGCTGCCCGTACCGGTACCGCGGCGGCTATTGGTGCTGGCGCTATTCAGCAGGGCGCTGATGTTGGTGCTCAATCCTTTGAAGAAATGTACAAAGAACTTGTACAACAAGGGATTGATCCTGACGTAGCCAAACAAACCGCGTTGGATCGCGCTCGAGCAGTGGGCGCGTCAGCGTTGGTGATTTCCACCCTGGCGCAGAGACTACCGGGCGCGCGTACGATTGAACAGACGATGGCCAGAATGCCGGTGGCTAAGTCTGTACGAGAAGCTGCCGAGACCGGGGCTGGACAACGATTTATGTCCCAGCTCGAATCGACCCGCTTGGGTCGCGGCATTACTGGTTTGCTGGGTGAGTCGGCTAGTGAGATGGTCGAGGAGGTGGGTGGCAAACTTGCCAGTAACATCGCCATGCAGACCATCAAGCCGGAGCAGTCACTTACTGCCGGGTTGGGTGCTACCGCGGCCATGGCTGCTATCGGTGGCGGTACTTTGGGTGGTGTATTTGGACTGTTACGAGGGGCTCCTGCGGCTGAGGCACCCCCGGAGGGTGGCAACGTTGCCACCCCTGGCGCTCCCCCCGCTGGTCCGGTAGCTCCTCCGTCTGGGGTCGCACCGCCTTCACCGCCTTCTGCTGGCGCGGCTGTGCAAACCATGGTCAACCAGTTGCCGGAGGATCAGCAGCGCGAGTTGTTCCGACGTTTGCAAGAAAAAGTACAGGGTACGCCGGATCAAGAACCGCAGACGCTGGGCTCTACGGAAGAGCCGGCATATCAGCTACTTAAGGCCAAGTTTGCCGCGCCTGCCGCTCCGCCTACAGGAGCGCCACCGGTTACTGCTCCGCCCACGGTCACGCCCCCGGTTGAAGAAACAAAGAAAGTGCCGGCAGAGAAGCCTACGCTCGAGCAAAGTTTACAGGCCGTGCAAGACGCTCAGCAGCAACGTGATGCTGCAACGGATGAAATTCGAGCTATTCGTGAAAAGAGTCAAACATTACTTGATGCGAAAGGGCGTATCCCTCCGGAAGGATCGGCTAAACGCGCTGAATGGGACTCTTTAAACGCGCAAGAACAGAAGTTGTTACAAGATAAGTTTGGTCCCGCTGATCAAAAGTTTCGTACAGAAACAAAAAACTTTACCGCTTTATTTCCAGATGTTGATTTGAGATCGGAACTGCAGAAACGGCAATATGCATCTGCAGAGATTTTGTCCGCTACGCCTAGCGGAGAGAACACTGAACTGCGCTTGTTTAAGAACAAGTCAGGCATGTTTGGCGTTGGCGTCTATGACCAAGACGCTAAACAGTACTTGCCTGAGATGACGCTGTGGCCCAATGAACAACAGGCCCGACAGCAATATGACTCGCAAGTCAGTAAGTTACCGCCGCGTCAACCGTCTTCTGGTGAAACGGTAACTCCGCAACCGCAAGCGCCGGCAGGCGTAACTGAGCCAACGCCGCCTGTTACAGCTCCAAAAGTTTATCGAGGTCAAGCAGTTGGAGCAGAATTTAAAGGCGCGGCTGATGGCAATTTGGGTGCTGGATTTTACACCACAGAATCAGAACAAGCTGCAAAAGAATTTGCTTCTCGTCATAAAGATGGAACAGTACTTCGTGGTGAGCTTTTAGCAACACGAGTTTTGGATCTTGACAACTTAAATAAAGAAACAATTAACAAACTTCAATCTGCAATTCCACGTAATGCAGAAGGATTGGCCAAATATGGTTGGCCTGCCGATCTTTTGTCTGACAAAAACACACGAGACAACACAACTCAAGATTTGCAAAAAATTCATAATGATTTAGATCGAGGAACTTTTAATCCAAGATCGTTATCTTATGCAATTGGAGATGTAAATGTAGATGTATTGCGCGCAATTTATGATGCTGCAGGATACGATGCAGTATCTAGAACGGGCGGCGCATTAAAGAGTGGCACTCAATACAAAGAATATGTGACATTTGCAGAGGGTGCGCAGAAGTTTGAAACACCAACTTCGCCAAAACCAAAGGTTGTTAAACAAGAACCAAAAGTTCCGACTGTTGAAGTTTCCGAAAAGCCCAAGGTTGAGGTTGGTGCTAACAAGATCTTTACTGAAGAAGCGGCAGAAAAAGCACGTGAGTTGTTACGTCGCAAGTTAGGTGGCGGTACGGTTAGATCAGGTATTGATCCTGAGATCGTGCAAGCTGGCATTCAGTTGGCCGGCTATCACATCGAAAAAGGTGCTCGTACGTTTGCCGCATATGCGCGGGCTATGTTGGCTGACCTTGGAGATATCGTTAAGCCGTATCTCAAGTCCTGGTACATGGGCGTGAAGTTTGATCCCCGTGCTGCGGATCTTGAAGGGTTGGATTCTAGTGCCGCCGTCGAAGCTGCAGACGTTGACGCTATCCTGGCAGAGACAGAAGCTCCTGCTGCGCCTGAGCGTATTACTCTTGCTAAGTCATTCTTGAAAACTTTTCGAGACGGCAAAGGGTTTGCCAACATTAATGAGGCTCGGAGAGCTGCCGGTGATGTGCTCGGACGTAGGATTGAACCCGGCACTCCTGATGCGAAGCTGGTAGACGAGGCTGTAGAACTTGCTGGCGTGGTGTATGGCCGGGAAGTGGTAGAAAAAGAAGAATATACGGAAGACATTTATAACCGGCTTGTTGACTTTAATAACAAGCAGATGCCGACTCTTGGAGTTAGAGACAGCGTCAGTATTGCTAATCAAGCATACAGCACACCGTTGCCACTTGCTCACGCGGCAATTCAGTTATCAGGACTCTACGATAACGTTGACAACACAGTTTTAGAACCTACCGCTGGTCAGGGCGCATTACTTATTTTTACCGATGCAGATAAGGCAACGGTCAATGAAATTAATCCTGACCGAGTAGCGGCACTTAAATCCCAAGGGTTCAAGGTTAGCCAGCAAGATGCTGGGTCAATGAAATTTCAGCCCAAGTCTGTAGATGTAGTACTGACTAACCCTCCGTATGGAGAAGGCGAACAGACTTATAACATCGATGGATTTGAGACTAAGCAGCGTGATCACGCGATTGCGTTGAACGCGCTCACGGCTATGAAGGATGATGGCCGTGCTGTCCTGTTGATCGGCGGACCAAATCGTTTGGATGAAGACTCGCGTCGGACTGCTTATCGCGGCAAGTCTAAGCGGGAGTTCTTTTACAAACTTTACAATGAGTACAACGTTGTAGATCACTTCACGGTTGCGGGTGATCTATACGCTAAGCAAGGTACAACCTACCCCGTTGATATGATTGTTATCGACGGACGCAAGGCTAATGCAACTAAACGCAACTTGCCTGCTGCGGCGCTGCCCCGGTTGATTACAACCTGGGATGAGCTACGAGGAGTTCTGGATGGCACAAACAATGACATGGGGCCCTTCCGGGGACGAGAGACGCCTCCTGGGGGCGATACAGGGGCCGAAGGGGCTGCGCCTCAACCCCCAGCAGCACCGCCTACAACTGGAGGTGCGGCTGAAGAAGCTGGCGGAGAAGGCAGACGACCGGGAACTGAAACAGGTGGAGAGCCTGCTGCACCAAGCGGGCCTGCTGGAGGTGCCGCTGGAGAGGGACGAGGTGCCGCTCCTGCTCCTGGCGGAGAACCCGGTGGTGAAAGACCTACTGGAGAAGCGGAGGGTGCCGGGGCCGGGACTGCCGAAGGTGCTGGAGAAGAACGACCCGAAGGCGGAAGAGGTGTACAACCAAGCGAGCCTGCTCCAGTGGATACAACCGCTGCTGCGGGGCCGGCTCGAGCACGACTGACGGAAGAGCAGACACAGCGTCTGCAGGTTCCGTATAACAACTTCTCTGGTAACAAATCAGTCAATACGCTGGTTGCTACCAACCACCTCACGCCTATTGAAGATGCGTTTGCCAAGTTACGTGAGAAGGTCGGCGACATTGATCAGTACGTGCAGAACAAACTGCAGTACACGCCGGAACAGTTTGCACAAGCTTTCTCTGCTGAGCAGGTAGAGGCTCTTGCTCTGTCGATCTACAACATTGAATCTAATCGCGGATTCATCATTGGAGATCAGACAGGTATTGGTAAGGGCCGTGTTGTGGCCGGCATGATCCGCTATGCCATGTTGAACAAAAAGGTTCCTGTGTTTGTTACACAGATGGCAGATTTGTATGGCGACATCATGCGCGACCTGCATGACATCGGAATGACTGATGTCCGTCCGCTGATGACGGATAACAACAAGTCTGTGCCATTAGATGCCGAAGCATTGCAATGGTATGGCGAGAAACAAGAGATTGAGGCCGACATCACAGAAGTGCGTGAAGTAGCGGCTGATATTGCAAGTATTCAATTAGGCGAAAAATTTACAAAACTAGAAGGACAAGAACGAGACACTGCGCTTACTAAATTTATTAATTCGTCAACTGATGAAGAAGTAAAAGAACTAAAAGAACAAATTGCTGAATTGCGAGCTTCTATTCCTGAGCGCCGCGGCAAGTTCCTTGATACGCCGGATAACAAACGGCATGAGGCTGCGCTCAAGCAGATGATGGATAACAATTCACTGGGCAACTATGACGTGATCTTTACGTCATATTTCCAGATGACTCCTAAGAGTTCTGGTAAACCAAAGCGCGATGAAGCTGGGCTTATGCGGTACCCAAAGCCAGAGCTTTACTTCCGGCATGAGTTCTTAAATCAATTCATTAATGAGAACGCCATGTTAATCATGGATGAGTCTCATAACATCGGTAAACGATCTGGTGTGAATCAAGCTACGGGTCTTGGAAACATCGCTCGTGAGTACATTGACAAAGCGGGTAGCGTCTTTTACTCGTCTGCTACGTTTGCCAAGAACGTTGACGTGCTGGATGCGTACAACAAAACCGATATCGGCATGGCGTTCCCAGGGGAGCCCAATCGTCTAATCAATGCCCTGTCGTCTATCCCGATGCAGCAAGCTGTGTCTGCGATGCTGGTTAAAGCAACACAGTATCTGCGTCGCGAACGGTCTTTTGCTGGCATCTCGTACACCAACGAGACGGTTGAAGTAGATCAGCAAGCGGCAGAAGATCTGTCTACTGCGATGCGCGACATCGTAAGATTTGACGAAATCAAAGCCAATTCCGTTCGTAATTTACAGGCTGACCTAGATACACAGGGCGAAGTGATGGAGGACGGTTCTATAGCCGCGCCTCAAGTCGAAGCCACGAACTTTACTAGCGTCATGCATAACGTACTGGGTACGTTCTTACTGTCGCTCAAGTCTAAAGAAGCAGCAGACCTAGCTGTTGCCGCTATCCAGCGTGGGGAGAAACCAGTCATTACGGTTTCCAACACCATGGAAATGTTTATTAAGGATTTTGCTGAGGGCAACAATCTCAAGATTGGTAATGTACTTGAGGCATCGTTTGCCGATGTTCTCGAGCGTTACCTTGAGAAAGTTCGAACGGTCAAGATCTCGTATCCTGACGGTCGCAAGTTGCCGCATTACCTGACTGATGAAGAGCTTGGCGATGTGGCGCTGTCGGCATATGAAGTTGCGCTAGATTTCATCCGGTCGATGGGTGAGACGTTAGATATTCCCATCTCGCCAATTGATGCAATCAAAGAACGCATCGAAGCGGCTGGGTACTCGATTGGTGAGATCACTGGCCGTGGTACCGTTGTTTCTACTAAAGATGGTGTTGCAAGATTAGCTCGCAGGAACAAATCTGAACTAAAAACCGCGGGTAAAAAGAACACCATTGCTAAGTTTAACGAAGGTCAGATTGATGCGCTGATCATTAACAGGTCCGGATCTACTGGTCTGTCTATGCATGCGTCGGAGAAGTTTGCTGATCAGCGTCGGCGCGTAATGATCCTGGCGCAAGCTGAACCTGACATCAACAATCACGTTCAGATGTTGGGTCGGATTAATCGTAGTGGCCAAGTGACCGAAGATGGTCGTTCTCCTGAAGGTAAGCCTGCTACGTTTGGCCTGCCGTACTACATCCAACTGTCGGCTAATGTTCCTATCGAGCTTCGTCCCGCGGCTGTGCTGGCTAATAAGATGGCAGCACTAAGTGCTAACACGACCGCCGGCAGGAAGACCGCTACTCAGGACGTTAAGACTCCGGACTTTATGAACAAGTACGGGGATAAAGTTGCTGCAGAGGTAGTTGGCGGTTCAGACCTTAACGCGACATTGGGATTCCCGATTAAGTTTGACGAGAATCAGAATCCAAAAGTTGAAGGTGCGATGGCCAAAGTAACTGGCCGGATTGGGTTGTTGCCGCTTAAAGAACAGTCGGCGCTCTACAAACAGTTGATTGAGGAGTACAACAACCAACTGGCGCTAATTGAATCGCTGGGGCAGAACGATCTTGAGGCGCAAGTTAAGCAGTTAGATGCCAAATTACTGGAAACGTTTGAGCTTCAAGGTGCAGATCCTGGAACGGATAGCCCGTTTACAGCGCCGGTTATGTTGCATACAGTTGATGCCAAAAAGTTAACTAAACCTCTAAAATTTGAGCAGGTTCAAGAGTTAATAGCAAAAGCACTTAACGGAGCTGAACCAGACGCAAAACGTGAGCAGCAGATACAAGATTTTAAAGAGGCGGTTGATAAAGAAATTCAGGCGCTCAAGCAATCCCTGCCCAAGGATGCGACTGACGAGCAACGTGAAGTAGAAAAAAGACAAAGGTCCGAAAAAGAAGCCGCAATTAGTATTTTTAAAACTTATTTGCCTAGCATTTCAAGCGTTGTAAGTCTTAACAGCAAAGATGGTGTTGTGTATGGGGTAGTGATAGACGTAACAAAAAAAGGTCGAACAAAATCTGCTTCATCACTTAGTGACTGGGAAGTCAGGTTTGCTTTGGTAAATGGAGCTAGTCAAACTATTCCATTGCGGCTTAGTCAATTAACTAATGTTAATGATCCTGACGCAATATCTTTGAGCCCAGCAACAACGATGGGCGTACCCACGGAGGATGGCTCTGGAATTGAAGATATTCCTGTCATTAGGGCATTCGACCGTGGCCAAATTGGGACTCGTCAAAAGCGGTACATCATTACTGGTAATTTGCTTCGCGGAAAGCAAATTGCAGGGGGTGGCAATTTAGTCAGTTATACGGATGATCAAGGTAACCTGCTTCAAGGGTTCCTGATGCCTGTTGGGTTTGATTACAAGAAGTTGGTTGCCCAACAGGCGGCAGCTATTACATCGCCCCAGGCTGCGCTGGAATTGGCAGATCTGGGTGGTACGGTTGTAGACAAGTTGCGCATGGGCGAGACGTTTGCGCTTAAGCGTAATCCTATTGCTCCGCAGTACTACACGATTGAAGTCAGTAAGGGTGGTACAGGCGGCAAGATTCATAAACAAACAAAAAACATTACCTTTACCTCTGTTGGCAACAAGATGCGGGCGAAGACAGTGCCGGCGGCTGAAGCAACAGAATTACTTACTAAAGTTCTTAGTAGTTCTGGGTACGACTTGGAATTGGTTGCAGATGTACGTGACCGTGATACCAAGAACATCATCGATGCTAGGAACAAACCCAGCAATCCGCCGCTGCAGTCTGTTGTCCCAATCCAGCCGGTTACTAAAGCCGCGCCTGTTCAGACTAAACGTCGCATCAAGTTCCTCAACAAGCAGCATACCGATGGCGTAATCGGTGATACCGCGTTTATCGAGGGCGTGAAGACTGCTCTTGATAAAGCCGCACAAGTTGAGAAACCTGCAGCAGGCGAACGGGTACGCGGTGCTGACTACATCCGCGAACGTCTGCTCCGTGCTCGGCGTCAGGGGCTGCTGTCGGACAAAGGCGTTGAACTTGCGCTGTGGTTTATTGGCCAGAATCCGGCGCTAGTTGATCAGCTTGGTATCAGTATCAGCACCAAGGCAGAAGCGGGTGTTGCTGGTGAGTACAACAGTATTGACCAGATCATTCGTTTAGTTCCGCAAGTTGAGCAGGCCGACACGGCTGTTCACGAGATCCTGCATCACCTTGAGCGGATGATGCCGTCTGACATTCAGTCCGCAATCGGTACTGAGTGGCTGATGCAATTGACCGCGGCTGCGCGTCGAGCCACGACAGAAAGCGAACAGCAATACTTTGAGTTGTTGACTCAGTATCACTTTGGTTCACCAGAGGTTGCGCCTGATCAGTTGCTGGCAACTGCGAAGGAGATGATCAAGAACGGTGATGTACCGGCGGATTACTACCAGTACATCAACCCGTCTGAGTTCTGGGCTGTTAACGGTTCAAGAATTGTTCAGAACCGGTTTGCCTACGGTGACTCTCTGATCTCCAGGCTGCAGCAGTGGCTCAAAGAGTTTGTTCAGAAGATCAAATCGATGTTTGGTTTGCCGTCTGATGCCACTGTGATCCGCGCGCTAGATAGTCTGGCTAAAGGTAACGGTGAATTCCAAACCGATACGATGCTGTTTGAGAGCGACATCAAACAGTCTGTGGTGCCCAGTCGTGAGAAGGTCATTAACACGGCACAGGAGTTCCTGCAGAAACGTAAACCGCTCAACCCGGCAGAGTTTGTTGGGGTGCCAGAAGAGTTCCTGGCTAAAGCTCAGCCGATTTACGCGCCGCAGCGGGCGACGATCATCGACAAGATCGCTGGGATGCGAGACGGGTTCTGGAGGCGTGTCGCTCAAGGTGTTGCCGATCAGTATCGAACCATCAAGGATTACAGCGAACGCGCATACATCATGGCGCGTATGTCTCGTACGGTAGACGGAGCACTCGAGGGCCTCCTGTTTAACGGCGAAGTATTTCTGAATGACGGCGCGTTAGACATCAAGCCCAAGAGCCAAGGGATGATGGACATCCTGAAGCCTATCGGCCCCGAGGTGGATCGATTCTTAATGTGGATCGCGTTGAATCGTGAAGCTCAACTGATGAAAACTGGTCGTCAGTCCAAGATCGAAGGGATCGAGGATCTGATCAACGAACGTCAGTTGTTAGCGGAAGGTGATCTTAACGGTACACCGCGGATTGAGTTGTACATGAAAGCCCGTAACGAACTCAACAAACTGAACAAATCGGTGTTGAGCGTTGCAATGACCCAGGGTTTGATTACGTCTACCGCTCGTGAGATTGAGAAGACTTGGCAGCGTACCGACCTGACTGATGATCAGAAAGCCGCAAAGGTTTTGGATCTCGAGATGAACCCGGTCGGATATGAGCGGTTCTCTAATGACGTGTGGTACATCCCGTTCTATCGTGAGATGGAAGACGGTATGTTGTCCGCCGCCATGGATTCATCTGGCCTGCCCAATCAGTACTTCTCCTACAACATCAAAGGTGGCACCAGTCCATTTGGTGATTTGATGGAGAACATCGTACGCAACTGGAGTCATATCCTTTCTGCATCGATGAAGAACCGTGCTGCTGTTGAAACAGTCAATGCTGCGTTTGCTCAGGATGCAGCGGTACCGAGCCTAAAGGTTCAGTACATGTGGGAAAACGGCAAGGTATATCTGCGGTCTTCTGGAGAAATGGTTGGAGATGGATCGCTGCAAGGTTGGATGACTGAGCGTCGCGACGGTGCTCAGAGCACGGTCAAGATCATGGTTGAGGGCTTCCCAACCTACGTTCAGATCATTGATCCGATGCTGTTTGAGTCCATCTCGTCTATCGGGTACATGGGTCCGCAGTCCAAGTTCGTTAGCGTGATGAAAGACTTCAAGAACATGCTGCAGTACGGCGTGACCTTGAGCCCTGCGTTTAAGGTAAGGAACTTGTTCCGCGACTCTATCCAGGCAATCGCGCTGGCCGGTGGAGATATGAAGTGGAACCCGGTAACCAACGTGTACGAAGGTTGGAAGGGGTCTGACAAGAGCAATCCCCGGTTCTTATCGGCCTTGGCTGGTGGCGCGATCTTTAACTTTGGATCGATCTACGAGGGCGATCAGGCGCGTCTCGTGAAGCGGTTGATTAAACAGGGCGTCAATCCTGACACCATCTTGACTTCCCCTGGCCAAGTTACAGAGAAGCTTTTGGCCGCGTGGAACAAGTATCAGGAGTGGGGTAACAAGTCTGAAGCTGCCAACCGGATTGCTCTGTACAATCAGCTTCGAGAGCAAGGCAAGGATCACCTGACCGCATCGTTCATGGCGCGTGATCTGCTGGACTTCTCAATGCAGGGCTCGTGGCCGGCGGTGAGGTTCCTGGCTCAGACTGTCCCGTTCTTCAACGCTCGCGTCCAAGGTCTGTACAAGCTTGGCCGGGACGGTATCAGTCCTACCGTACGGGTGTTCTATAACTACATTACGGGCGCTGAAATCGAATTTAAGGATGAAGAACAAGCAAAGATTGATCGTAAGAAAGCCACCGCGTTTACCACTGTGACTTCTGCTGTGGTCTTAGCTTCTCTGGCGTTGTACTTTGCCGGCAAGGATGACGAAGAGTTTAAGAAACGGGATGCTTGGGATCGGGATAACTTCTGGTGGTTCAAGTTGCCCGGAATGGAGTACGCACTACGTATCCCGAAACCGTTTGAGATTGGCGCGTTTGGAACGATTGCAGAGCGGGTGGCGGAGCAGATCTTTGACGAAGAGGCTGAGGGTAAGCAGTTCGAGAACACGCTGCGCCGGATGATCTCGGATACGTTCTCGCTGAATCCGATGCCGCAAATGTTCAAGCCGCTGGTCGATCTGTACTCCAACAAGGATAGCTTTACTGGGGCGCCGATTGAATCCGCGGGTATGGAGCGGCTGTCCAAAGAGGAGCGGAAGACTGACAACACCAGTCCGCTGGCCATGGCAGTCAGTGGCATCTCTAACCTGTTCCTGCCTACCAAAGCTGAGATGTCGCCTGTCCAGGCGGAGTATGCAATCAAAGCTTACTTTGGCTGGCTGGGTGGAACGATTGCCTGGGCATCTAAACACGCCATGTCGCCGTTCAACGAAGGGGCATACCCGTCAGAGAAATGGGTGGACATCGCGAGTGTCGGGTTCATCAAGTCACTGCCGGCCACGCAGTCTGAGTACGTCACGTCCTTCTATGAGAACGCCAAAGGTATCAGCGAAGCGTTTGCTGACATGAGGCATTACGCAGCGATTGGTGACTCTGCCAAGGTCCAGGCGATCTTGGAAGAGAAGGGTGACAAGGTCGCGCTGGCTAAGCTCTACGACAACACCTCGAAGCAGATGGCCAAGATTCGTCAGTACATCCGGATATACACGGAAGACACTTCCATGAGCGCAGAGGATAAGCGCGAGAACATTGATCGGATGAAGTTGCTGCTGATCGATCTGGCCAAGAATGCAGAATCGGTTAGGAAGTCAATGAAGCAGTGAGGCGGGCTATCGTGATGTTGAGAGCGTCTAACTCATCCATCTTTTTGATAGCCCACATTCTCCGCTGACCGTGCCAGCCCATCACCGCACCCTGGTGGCAATCTTTACAGAGAGCCACCACGGTGTATTGCCGGTGTTGTTTAATGTGATGGGCATCACTCGGGCCAGGAGCATCGCAGACGGAGCAAGGTAGTTCCTTTACTCGTCTGACGTGCTCCCGCTCTTTATCAGTAAGTGTATTGTTCACTGGTTATCTCTTTCAGTTTCTGCTGGTAGTGCCTGAGCTTACCGGCGTCATCTGAATCTTTCCTGCCTTGGCGCATCGCGTACTTGATGATGTTGCCTTTTAGGAACCCCCGGAACTCTTCTGGGGTCAGCAAAGACTCCATCACTTCCCAAGGTTGAACCGTCATATCTTTGTAGTGTGTGCCGCCGACTTGAATGTCGTCTGCTTTCTGGTCTTCTTCCATGATTTCCATGATCTTCATTTTGTCTCGAATGACATCACCCAGGGTTACCATTTAGCTTCTCCTAGTTCAATCATCATAGCCTCGTGCGTGAGGGTAGCTGGTTTGGAACGGGTTCGACGGCCAGACTGGTTTGATTGGGTCTGACTTTCGGATAACGACTTCAGGCCGATCAGGCTCAACGAGTCGGACTTCAACACGTTTGTCGGGAACGGCCACGGGCAGGGATGTTGATTGGACTTCCCAGATCGTCGTGCTGCGGATTCTTTTTTTGGTGAGCAAGCCTGCTGCATGTAGTTCCCTCAAGTATGTAGCGGATGTTGACTGAGCTAAAGAAAACCGGACGCTGATGTCATGGGCGGTCACGGGTTTCTTGAGCTTTCTAATGTGCTCAAAAATTTTCAAAGCTTTGTCAGACAGCGGGTTCTTTTTCTGCATTCCCTCCAGCATTTCTTCTATCTGGTTCATCTCCGGTTCGATTGTTTCGCCCTGACGATATGCAAGGGTTAACTCTGACAACAGTTCAAAAAGCTTGGGATCCATTTGTTTCCTATTACTTAGAGTGACTCTTTGCGTTCGTGATACCCGGATTTAAATCCTAAATTCCATGCTTTCTCCCACGCCATACACCAGACCTCATAAGATCCGTCGAGTGGGAAGTTAAAGTCTTTCTTGTCTTTCATATACGCTTTGACTGATTTCCTCCTGATAAACGAAGCCCACGCTTTGTCGCGCTCCAGGTTTGTGATTGCTATGTCATCTAGCATTTAGCCTCTCCTCTAGTTGTTTCTGCTCTATATCAAACGCCTTCTTCCACTCTTGATACCGAACTTGGCAGTCTTCGCAGTTGCACTCCCAAACGAACCCGTCAGGATCAGCGATACCGCCTTCCATCTTTATTGGGGCCAACCCAAAGCCTGTCATGCGTTCTTCTCCTTCAGTTTGGCTTCGATGTCTTTTGCCATCTGCCACAAGCCTGTACCGAAATTTGCGTTGATAACTTGTTCGCGCTCCTCATCCGTCAGACCCTGCCATTGGCTTCGTATCACCGGCTCTGATTGCATTTGCGCGGCGTCCACCATAGCGTTAACGGCTTTGTACAAAGCCGCGGCTTTGTCTACGCTGCTTTGTGCTTGTTTGCTCATGCCATCCACAAATCCAGACTCGTACCCATGCTGCCATGCGCTTTGCGTTTGCTGCCTCGCGGTGGCAAGAGGGTTGCACACTGTGTTGTCCCATTGAACCCAAGAGCTAAATGGCTTATCCATTGTTCTTTTCCTTTAAACGCGCCTCTGCATCGCGGATGATGTCAGGGATGTGGACATACTCACCATTCGCCGCGTGCGCTCCACCGTATGCAGAGCGAGCATCGTCTGACCAGTAATCCATCATGGATTCAATCTCCTCATCTGTCAGCCCTTTCCATTGCGATGACGCAGGCAGGGACTCGAACCCTGCACCACTCCCGCCTAGACGGGGCTCTACCCTTCGAGCTACTGCGTCGTTATATCCAGCTTCGTACCCAAGCGCGTGACAAAGCTCAGGATCTTCTTTCCATTGCGGGTCGATTGATCGCCAATGTTCTTTTGTCATCGCCAACATCATTTTGTGAAGCTCGCGGTCAGTCATGGTTGCGCTCGCGGAGTTTGGCTTCGATGGCGCGAGCAAACGAATACGGCAGCATCCGCTCACCCTCAACATTTAGATGCCCGGCTTCGGTGATCTCATCATCCGTCAGCCCTTGCCATTGGCGCGGGGTGGTGTGTTGAACGAACGCGCCGTTCCTGAACTCGCGCAACAAATCCGCAGCCATCTTTTCTGCACCAGCCCGGCTGCGGAACTTCCCATGTTCGGTCGGGCTGTCGCCTATAAGCACGTGCCACCAGAACGCCCCGCGCACTACCTTAAAGCGGTCGATTCCAATGCCGTGATCGAACGCCACCGGCTCCTGTGCCTGCTCGATTGCAGCCCGCAGCCGGTGGATCTCTACCATGTGCTCGCGCAGCGATGCTTGCAACGCCTCGACCTCATCCCAATCGCCGTGGGTCTGCTCGATTGCAGCGCGGAGAGCGGTGATCGCTTCATAGCGCAACTTGGTTTCGCCTCGCTCCAACGCTTCTAGTGCCTGTTTCATCAACTCAAGGCTCATTTCTCTTCCCTTGCTTTAATTCATTTTCTTGCATGTCCGCTACCTCGCTCTCCACCCTCCATCGTATTTCGTCAGCTAAAAATTTAGCTACGCCTTTAGCTTCACCGTCGTAGCAGCAATCGACAATTAATTTTTCACACAACTTTGCGCACGTTTCACGCTCGGCAGCGGCGACAAGGTTGGCAAAGCGTTCAACGATTAGCGCATACGGTTCTTCCGTCAGATCGTTGACGTACAGATGTAGTCCTGCCTCCCGCGCCATCTCGATGATGTCTTCTCGTGTCATTTTTTCTTCCTCACTCCTGCCCACCGAAACGGTAGCCGCGACCCAAACCCGGAGAACGTCAGGCGTGTAACCCTCGCATACATCGCGTCTCGCACAACTTTCCTGCCGTTGCCGGGTAGCTTGATGTTGTCAACGTAGTAATCAACAATCCCTTTACAGTCATCAATCAGACTGTCGATTGTCTCTTCTATGCTCTGCTTCGAGCTCTCTGATATCCATGGCTGCATCTGCTACTCCGTGCCAGTCACCTCTCGCTACCATCACTTGTAGATACTCAATCAGAATGCGACGCTGAATGTCATGGTCGCCATAATCTGTGCCGTAAGTTGTTTCAAACATTCCGATCTCCTACAACTTTCTGCGACCCAATCGGGCTCGCGTTAGTTTCTTCACGTCCGTTGGAATGTACCCAACAATCCCTTTGTCGCTCAGTTTGAAGATGATGTTTTCTTCCTCTAAGAATTTATGAGGATTTAGATCATCTTCGTCATACAGTTCAAATTTGATCCACGGGTTTTCGCATCGGCCCTCTTTGATCATTTGAGTCTGATAATCAGGGGTGCAGTCTGTACAAAACCCCGCTTCTCCTGGTGGACTGCGTCTGGCCGCTTCATGCCATTCTGCATACGTTGCTTTGTCTGTACACAGTGGCGTCCCAAAAAACGAAACGATCTTGTAGACAGGATCGAACATGTTACTTCGCCTTTTTTGGGTTGTCGGGAAGATCCAGGGTTCGATCTGCCAGGAGGTGTTTGGCCTCAATCGCACCTAATAGTTTCAACTGTTGGCTGGTCCAGAACCGGACATCATGCCGCCCATATCCTGGCCGGACGTATGCATCATTACGCGTCAGATGAGGAACGTGCATCAGCCCATCCAACCAGTAAACGGTCTGCGGGATACGCTCTACGATTTTTTCTTTCATTTGGGTTCCTTTTGTTCTTGGATGGTTAACTGTGCGCGGGTGATGCGAGCATTGACCACAATCTGATCGCAAATCTCTTTGGCTTTGGCGTAGTCATTCTTCAAACAAGCTTCATACATCTCGTGAACCAGTGTCTTCAGTAGCCAGTGCCCTTCACTGTAGTCAATCATTTCATCCGTTCCTTTCTCTCTTTAACCATGCCCTCTGCCACGTCAAATGCCGTTTGAGGAGATGCGCCACCCATCACGGCAAACGCCGCGAAGAAATCTAACAGTGTGATCTCCTCGATAGGCGGAACCTGGACGGGCAGCAGCGCGTTAAGACCCTCTGGTTTTTTTCGGGACATTGGTCGTCTCCTTCATAAGACTGGTAAGTCCTGCGCATAACAGAGAACTGACAGGCAAACCATTGACAGACAAACTCTTGGCAGTTGGATTAGATTTGACTATCCGAATCGCATCATTGATAGCTTTGTTATATCCAGTATCGAACTCACTTGTACGCTGGAGATACATGGTTATGGCGTCACGCACCACAGAAGAAGCTTTGCGGTTCTGTGCTGCCTCTTTGAGTTGCTGGAAGATCTCCTCCGGTAAATGTACCGAGTACGGGATTAGGCGTTTTGTTGCCATGATTGAAAGTCCTGATTGATAGTCATAAGTTTTTTAACCGCGTCTTGGTTGTGTCCCAGTTCTTTGCGAGATTTGATGCCAAGCTCTGTCCGTAACCAGTCTGTTGTCTCGACCTCTGTGGCCTCGAAAATGAACCCACGATCCACTAAATAATCATGGAATGTTTTGTTCTTGCACAACATTCCGGCAAGTTGGACATAGTTAGGCTGACGCGCCATGGGCTGATCATGCTGATCCAGGCGAACCATCACGACCTGATACCGCGCCCCGACAAAGTCTCGAAGGATCTCCTCCGGAACTTCATCGGGGTGAATACGTAGGGTCAGGATGTAGCCGGTCGCGTCTTGCTTCATGGCAACCTTGACGGCCTCATACTGAGAGGTTTCCATCAGAACGGAATCTCTTCGTCAGCCGCGGGTTTCTTGGAGTCCACCTTAGAAATCGGATGAAGCTCACTGGCCACGATCTCCGTGACGGTCTGCTCAACACCCTCTTTGTTGGTGTACTTGCGATAGTTCAACCGACCATCTACGAACACCGCCTGACCTTTGGTTAGTGTCCCAGCAACCTCAGCCACTTTGTCGTACGCCACAACGCGATGCCACTGGGTATCGCTGACCCATTCATTACCCTGTTTCTTGTTGACCGATGTAGCTACGTTGAGCGATGCCGCTGCTTTTCCGTTGTTTAACTGTCGAATCTCCGGGTCTTTACCCAACGCACCCAGCAGTGTGACGCGATTGATGTTAGCCATGCTTATTCCTCTTTGAATTTGTCTTTGGAGTCGCGGAACATACCCAGCACTTGGTTATACGACTCGTCGCTAACCTGCTTCAGGTTTTCGTAGATCGCCTTGTTAACCTTGAAGATCTCGCGTACGTCAGCCGCGGTAGTCGCGAAGCCCAGTACCGTCTTGGTGATGTCAAGAACCGCATCAACCCAGCTATCAGCGTCACCGTCTTCATTCAGACCAATGGATAGCTGCCAACTCCCAGGCTTTCCCTCGATCTTCTTTGGAGGTT